TCACTTTCTTTTTACTGATGCATGGCATCCTGGAATTATTAATCTAAAGTATATGAGCGAGTTGTTGGGTATCAAAGTAACTATACATGCGTTATGGCATGCTGGTAGCTATGACCCACAGGACTTCTTGGGTAGATTAATTGGTGATGCTGATTGGGTCCGTCATAGTGAAAAAGCATTCTTTCATGCTATAGATTACAACTACTTTGCCACTGACTTCCATATACACATGTTCTGTTTTAATTTATTCAAATGTCCTCATTGGATGTTTGAAGATAAGATCGTGCGCACAGGTTGGCCAATGGAGTATATGTCCACAGAAATAGTGCCTTTTCAAACTGAAAAGCGTGACTTAATCTTATTTCCACATCGTCTAGCACCAGAAAAACAAGTAGAGATATTCCGTGATCTAGCAACTGCATTACCACAATATGAATTTGTTGTGTGCCAGGATCATCAACTAACTAAAGATGAGTATCATACCTTATTGGGTCAAGCTAAGATTGTGTTCAGTGCTAATCTACAAGAAACACTGGGTATCAGTTGCTATGAAGGTGCATTAGTTGATGCTATTCCGTTGGTCCCGGATAGATTAAGCTATAGTGAAATGTATACTGGTATATTAAAGTACCCTAGTGAATATACAGAATCATGGGATAGTTATATTAAACATAAATCCGAAGTTATAGATATGATTGTTTATCATATAGAAAATTATGAACACACACTACCTTTAGTTCGTGCCAATGCAGAATTGTTAACTAAAGATTTCTTTTCTGCAACTAAACTCTTAGAAAATATTAAGTAATGGGATTTGAAAAGATCTCAGAGTTTGAATCTGCACTAGCCAAGTTCACAGGTGCACCTTATGCAGTCATGACTGACTGTTGTACCCATGCTATCGAACTTTGCTTACGGGCCGATCGTGTGAAGCGTTGCTCCATTCCGGCCCATACATATCTCAGTGTACCAATGACCTTACATAAATTAGATATAGCATTTGATTATACAGATATTGATTGGTTAGGGGAATATCAGCTTACTGGTACACGTATCTGGGATAGTGCCCGTTTATTAAAACAAGGTATGTATCGAACAGGCATGCTACAATGTTTAAGTTTTGGCTATGATAAACCATTGGCAATAGGTCGTGGCGGGGCTGTACTAACTGATGATGTAGAAGTATATGATACACTCAAACGCCAATGCTATGACGGTCGAGATCTGACTATCAGCCCTTGGGAAAATCAGAAGACATTCCGTATCGGATACCATTATCGTCCAACTATCGAAGAAGCAGTACGGGCATTAGAACTATTACCCTACGTTGACCAAGAACCTAAACCAAAACAATATCCCAATCTACGTGAAATCATTATTATCAAATAGTTTGACAACGACCTAAATAACCTATATACTAATAACATATCCCAATCCACTGGGTTAACATCGGAGATAAGAATGGACGATAAAGCAATAAGCGAACGCATCCGCGAACGTATCCAAGCAAGTAATACCAGATTCTGGGCCGGAGATAACATCTCAGCACATATATCAGACGCAGAAAAGTCCGAATTGGTCGACGAACTAACAATCAAATTTGAAGGTGTATTAGATAGTTTGATCATTGATCGAGAAAATGATCCAAATTCACGTGGCACAGCTCACCGCCTAGCAAAAATGTACATCCATGAGATCATGGCAGGTAGGTATGATCCAGCACCAGATGCTACAGCTTTTCCAAATGACAGCGAAGATCGTTATGAAGGCATGCTAGTAGTTCGTAGCGAATTACGCAGTATGTGTAGTCATCACCATCAGCCTGTGGCTGGTGTGGCTTATATCGGCATCATTGCCGCACAGAAACTAATTGGTTTATCAAAATACACACGCATAGCACAATGGTGTGCCCGTCGTGGTACCTTGCAAGAAGAATTATGTAACGACATTGCCAGAGAAATCATGAAAGCTACTGGCAGTGAGAATGTAGCAGTCTATATCCAAGCAATACATGGATGTTGTGAGAATAGAGGCATCATGGCGCATAGCTCATTGACTCAAACTACAGTACTTAAAGGAGCATTTAACACTGATCCTGGTACTAAAAAAGAGTTTATGGATAACGTGAAACTTCAACAAGAATTTGCTCCAAGATAAGGGGAAGAAAATGAAACTTAGAAAAATATTATTAGGATTAACATTAGCAGGATCGTTAATCAGCTATCAGGCATTTGCATTAACACCAGCCGAGGAAGTCGCACAAGCTAAAGCGGCTGCAGATGCAAGATGGTGGGCAAATTATAATGCCACTTTAGCAGAACAAGCAAGGCAATATCAACTTGTTTATGGTAAACCACTCGATGGATCAACATCGGCAGTAACTGCCACACCGGTCACTACACCAGCTGTAGTAACTGCCCCGACGGTTATAGCCCCAGCAGTGGTAACTAGACCAACAGTGGCTACTCCAGTAGCTAGTCCAGGCATCGACATCTCAACGTTTGCTACAGCAGAATATACGGCGAACGGAATCAGCGCAGGCAAATCCAATGATGATTATCTACGTGTGATCAATGCTAGTTCAGCATGGAGCAGGGGGTATACAGGGCTAGGGTCTAAGATTTTGATCATTGACAGTGGTATCAATGCCAATCACAGTGAGTTTTTAAACAGTATCACTGATACTAAAGATTTCGTCAGATCTAAATTTGGAATCACTGATAACGTTGGTCACGGTACTAGCATGGCTAGTATTGCGGCGGCCAATTGGAATGGTACAGGCGTGGCAGGTGTAGCGCCAGATGCTGATCTTGCTATCGCTAAGGTAACTGATAATAAATCTTATGGGTTCACCCAAGCTCGTCAAGCTATTGCTTGGGGTACTACTATTGGTGCAGATGTAGCTAATATCAGTGCTAATACTATGTATGACAATACTTCTAGGAGAACTTTTTATCAATTAGCAGACGGATCTTGGGCTAACAGCGGTGCTGCATATAAGACTAACTACTATACCGGTGGGCGTGCAACTGGATTTTACTTAAACGAAGATCCAAAAGCCTGGGCGTCAGCATTAGGCACAAGTGAAATGGTTATCGTTAATTCAGCGGGTAATAGTGGATTAAGATATCCAGAAAATCCAGCGCCAATGGCGTATGCTACTCGTCCAGATGGAACATTATACTTAAATGGACAAATGCTAGTCGTTGGAGCATATGATATCAACACTAATAGCATTGCTAGTTACAGTAATCAAGCCGGACACTTATGCCAGGGATTTAATATTTCTGCAGGTACCTGTAATGACAAATATCGTATGAGTGACTTTTATATCCTGGCGCCAGGCAATGCATTCTCTGCTAGTAAAACTGGTACAGATGTATATAATATTTCAACAGGCACTAGTGAAGCGGCCGCGGTAGTTTCAGGTGCAGTAGCTATAGTACATCAACAATGGCCACAGATGACTGGTGCTAACATTGTTAAATTATTAACTGCAACTGCCAATAAAGATCTAGTAAATTATGATAAAAATGTAATGGGTGCAGGACTATTAGATTTAGAAAAAGCAACACGCCCATATGGTGTAGTAGGTATTCCTACAGATGGACGGAATGGTGTTAAAACATCACTTGGTGGTGGATTTTCAACTAGCACATCAGGTGGATTAGCTACGCTCAGTTCATTGAGTAATGTAATGGTAACAGATGAGTTTGGTCGTGATTACTATGTTAATATGGCATCAACTGCTAATACTAAACGAGCTACAGGTACTTTTAATCCTATAAGTAAAGCAAACTTCTACGAAGACTACAATCCTTATAATAAGTTAAACTACTACACCAATGGTGGTAAAGTTGCTCTAGGACAGTATGATGTTAGGATGTCAATGAATGAGTTTACCCAAACAGGACTAGTCGAGTCAGGATATACTACTAAGTTCAATGACAAAGCAAACTATCGTCTAGGTGTTGGCATGTTGAATGAACGTAATGCTTGGATGGGCAATCAAATCTCAGGTATGATGGGCGAAGTCGGTGGTAGTTATACACAGTTCATAAACTTTACTGGTGCATATAACTTAAATAAAAACTTGAGCTTGTTCGGTAGTGCTTGGATGGGCTTTACACAAGCCAATTTACAGACTAGCGGATTGATTACTAATGTAGGTGCCACACAATCATACAGCTGGAGCATGGGTGTAGACTATACCAAGGAGAAACATAGCTTTGGTGCTACAGTAAGCCAACCAGTAACAGTAAGTAAAGGTACTGTTGATGTTAGCGTGCCAATTGGTTGGACGGCTAACGGTGACGTAGCATATGATCGTAGTCGTGTAAACATTAGTCCAACTGCGATGCAGTATGACATGGGTGTATATTACAAGTATAAAACTAAAAACTTAAACTTGATTACCTATGGTGAACATCAAACCAACTATCTTAATCAAGCAGGCGTGACTAATCAACAGTTTGGTTTTGCACTTAACAAGGAATTCTAAGATGGATTTAAAATCACTTTGTTTAGAATATTTTGAGACATTCTCACTTAAAGATATAAACGGACTTGAGGTAATGTTTACCGGTGATGTTACCTTACGTGATTGGGAAATCAGTGCTACAGGCATCGATGAAGTATTGGCCGCTAATAAAAAGATATTCGACAGCGTTGAGTATATCCATGTGATGCCGTTGCACCTGTATCAAGATACTAATACCGTGGTCGCAGAATTAAGCATAGTAGTTAGTGGTGCTGTACATTTAAGTGTTGTTGATGTAATTAAATTTAATGACGCAGGCAAAATTAGTAGTATCAGAGCCTATAAGGGGTAGTAATGAAAAAATTATATGTAGATGATCAACAGATTAAAGAATATGTAAATAAAATCTCATATCAAATGTATAAGGATGCATGGCATCCAGACTATATTGTTGGACTCACCCGCGGCGGACTTGTTCCCGCGGTATATATGAGTCATATGTTAGATATTCCTATGGAAACCCTAAAGGTAGCCTTACGTGATGGTACTGGTGGTGAAAGCAACGGTTGGATGGCTGAAGATGCCTTTGGCTATATAGATGCCAGTGCAGTTCCTAGGCCTAAGGGTGAGCCAACTAGTGATCCAGCACTGCGTAAAAACATCTTAATCTTAGATGATATCAATGATACTGGTGCCACACTTGATTGGATCATCCAAGATTGGCAAAGTGGTGCATTACCAAACGATCCGGCCTGGGCAGACATCTGGGGCAACAATGTTCGCTTTGCTGTGCTATTTGATAACCTAAGCAGCAAGTTTAGCCGTAAGGTCAACTATCATGCTGTAGAAATAAACAAATCCGAAGAAGATGTTTGGATTGTTTATCCATGGGAGATATAAACGTTAAATATTTAGATGGAACCAAAAAAAAAAATATTTGTAGTAAACAGGCCAGGATCTTATACCTATTCAATTCCATTATTATGGGCTAGTGCAAAAACATATTATGAAGAACACAGTGAGTTTGTTAACGATTGGGAATGGGGGGACCCTAACTTAGATTATGAAAATCCTGATCAATTAATTCAAAATCTAATAGATTTTAATCCAACTATAGTTGCATTTAGTGTTTATATTTGGAATGAACAATTTAGTTTAGACATAGCTCGCCGCCTTAAAGACAAAATTAATGACATCACGATTATCTGGGGAGGTCCCCAATGTGATATTCATTATAATACTGATTTTTTCAAACAATATCCATTTATCGATTTAGTAGTTCCTAGTGATGCTTATGGTGAACAATCATTTTTAGACATTTTAGATAATACATCTAAAAATAAAAAATTACAAGCAGATCAAATACAATATTGTTATTATCCTGGATCTAATAGAGATCGAAAATTTAACAGTTTAAGTCCAAGCAAAAGAGAATTTCTTTGGCCAAAAAATCCATACAGGACTCAATACAAATATCTTCAACCATTTATTAATAATTTGCCAAATTATCGTAGTTGGTTGACTATAGAAACAAGTCGTGGATGTCCTTATAAGTGCAGTTTTTGTGATTGGGGTGGTGGTACATTTACTAAAACTGTCAAGAAAGATTTCAGTACAGTACTAGATGAAATATCTTGGGCAGGTGAGCATAATTTTGATGCAATAAGTTTTACTGATGCAAATTTTGGTATATTTCCTATTGATTTAGAATATATAAAACACTGTGTAGCAACCAAACAAAAATATGGATTTCCAAAACAAATATTGATTCAACCTACTAAAACTAAAATTGATCAACTTACCAAAATTTATCTTATGTTAGCTCAAGAAGACATGTTAAGCCATTATCAAATCGCTATCCAAGATATAAATGATGAAGTTAAAAAAAATGTAGATAGAATTGATTTTCCATTTGAGAATCAAGTCAGGATGTTTAAAGAATTACAGAAAATTAAAAACTTACCTATATGGATTGAAAGTATATTAGGATTACCTGGTAGTTCGGTTGAAACAGTTAAAACTGGAATTCAAGCTATAAGTATAGAAAAATTACCCTACCCCCTAAGCCATCATTGGGCTATGCTACCGGCAACTCCAGCTGCAGATCCACAATATAGAGAAAAATATAAACTAATCACAGTTAAAGGTAAGAGTAGTAATGGTGTTGGGGCTACCAGAGTAATTAAGGCTAAATTGAATGTATCTCAAGACCTTGGAGTAACAGTTGCTAATACTTTTGATGACGTCACCGGCGAGTACGTAGTTGGTAGTTTCTCCTATACACCTAACGACTGGATAGATATGAACATGTTACAACTGTTTACCGCATCTATGCAAAACAGTGATACATTGTCATTAATTGCAAATTATCTTTGGGATACACACAAAATACCTTACGGTGATTTTTTTAACAATGCAATAAATCATATATTATATGACCCAAGCGTGGATACAACTTTACAAAATGATTTTTATAAATTAAAATTAAAGTTTCAAGAATGGATAGATACAGATCTTCCAGATTTATATGTAGATGGCCATAAAGAATTAAATTTTATGATCGCACCAGCAGTTTATTTTCTGTATGCAGGGTTGCTAAACATAGATGCATTGTTTGACGCAGTGCTTACATCAATATCTAAATTAATTACAGTTGATGAAATAATTAAAGATTTGTGCTTATTCAGCAAAAATAGAATAATTGACATTGAATATACCCCAGGTAAAACTTTTACAACTAAGTATGATTGGAATATATACCTACAATCGGGTAAAATAAATCAAAAATTAACAAAATATACACTCAAAGATACCGAAATATTCACTGGTGGTAGACTTTTTGATATTGATTGGATATCATTATCTGGGCTTGCAAAAAAGAAGCAATATTTTTATAGAGTATGTTATGATTTCAGATCATCAAAAGTAGTTAAAAATATTGACTATCAGTAAATTTGAATGTATAATAATAAAAAAGGATTTATTTTTGTTAATTTTTAAAAAACATAGTAAACTAATAGGATGGCTGGCTAATATCATCACCGTAGTTGGGGTGGTATTCACTAGTCTTGATGTGTATCCGCTTAACATTATTATATTATCATTAGCTGGTGTGCTTTGGGTCATAACAGGTATACTATGGAAGAAACCAGAGTTATGGACATTAAACGCACTAATATGTGTGATTTATCTTTACGGATTATTTAGATGAGCAAATTAAAAGTCAGTGAAATCTTTTATTCAGCACAAGGTGAAGGACGTTTTGTGGGTGTGCCTAGTGTATTCTTGCGTACATTTGGTTGTAACTTTACCTGTGGTGGATTTGGTATGCAAGATCGCACACAGATGAGCACTGAGCGTGAATTTATTGATCCAGCAAAATATCGTATCTATGAAGAACTTCCTTTAGTTAATACAGGTTGTGATAGTTACGCAAGTTGGGATCCTAGATTTAAAAATTTTAGTCCCTTATTAGAAATCGATGCTGTAGTCAAACGTATGCTAGATCTAGTACCTAGTAATAGTTGGATCATGCCCAATGGTAATGATACACATTTGGTTATCACAGGTGGCGAACCCTTGCTAGGTTGGCAACGTGCTTATCCAGAATTGTTAAGTCACAAGGACATGTATAACTTAAAGAACTTAACATTTGAAACAAATGGTACCCAGGAACTACATGAAGACTTTGCCAAGTATCTAAAACTATGGAATCGTGGCAGCCGTGAGATTACGTTTAGTGTTAGTGCTAAACTAAGTGCGTCAGGTGAATCGTGGGCAGATGCGATTAAGCCTGAAATTGTTCGTAGCTACGAGAAAGTTGGTACAACTTATCTTAAGTTAGTAGTTGAGAATCCAGAAGACTTTGATGAAGTTGATCGAGCAGTATCAGAATACAGGAAGGCCAAGTTCAAAGGTGTTATATACATTATGCCAGTGGGCGGTGTGGTTAAAGTCTACGACGGAAATAAATTTAACGTAGCTGATGAAGCTATGCGTCGTGGTTATTATTACAGCCCAAGATTACATGTTGATCTTTGGGGTAATTCATGGGGAAAATAAAATGAACAAAGTATTAAATTATGTTAACTTACATATTTCACAAATGGAAATGATTGGAGTTGTCATGCGTATCATCAGTTTTAGTTTGGTATCATGGTTGGGTCCGCATAGTCCGTTCATGTTTGTTTGGATCTTTAATACCATTGATGCTATACTATTAACATATTGTGCAAGTATTAGAAAAGATCCTGCATATACATTATTAAATGGATTTTGGATCATAGTTGGATTAATTGGTATTACCAGAGCCGGAGGTTGGATTTAATGAGTTATTTGTTTACCAGTGAAAGTGTCAGTGAAGGACATCCAGATAAAGTAGCAGACGCTATCAGTGATGCTGTATTAGATTTAATGATGCGAGAAGGCAATAAGGCCTATCGGTGTGCTTGCGAAACCTTAGTAACAACTAATCGTGTAGTGATCGCTGGTGAATACAAAGGTATTTACAATCATCTAGAAGTTGAAAATGCTGTACGTCGTGTTATCCGTGACATCGGCTATGAGCAAGATGGATTCCATTGGGAAACTGTGGAGATCACTAACTTGATGCACGGACAGTCAGCAGACATCGCCCTAGGCACAGACACATTTGGTGCTGGTGATCAAGGATTGATGTTTGGTTATGCTACTAATAAAACACCCAACTATATGCCGCCAACTATTTACTGGAGTCACAAGATTGTAGAACGATTAACTGCTGTCCGCAAGAGCGGAGCAACTTGGTTAGGACCTGATGCTAAATCACAGGTCACAATCGAATTCAATGATGATTATACTATCAATCATATTGCTAAGATCGTATGTTCAACACAACATTCAGCAGACATGGATATTGACACAGTTAGAGAACAGGTAAAAGCAATTATTCTAACAATATTGCCAGCAGAACTTATTACAGCTGAAACAGAGTTTTTGATCAATCCAACTGGTCGCTTTGTCATTGGTGGACCAGATGGTGACACCGGCCTAACAGGACGTAAGATTATCGTTGATACCTATGGTGGTAGTTGCCCGCATGGTGGTGGGGCTTTCTCAGGTAAGGATCCTACTAAGGTAGATCGTAGTGCGGCTTATATGGCACGTTATCTAGCTAAGAACATCGTGGCCAGTGACCGGGCCACACATGCTATTGTTCAACTTGCTTATGCAATTGGGGTAGAGCAACCTATGAGCGTTTATGTTGACAGTGACGGAAATAATAGTGAGCTTACCTCATGGATAACTACTAATGTGGACCTAACACCTAAAGGCATTATTAATAGATTTGATCTATTCCGCCCTATTTACAGTAGTACAACTAACTACGGACACTTTGGTAAAGATGGTTTACCGTGGGAAGAGTTAGATTTATTCAAGGATTAATATGATAAAGAAATTGATCAATAGCTTGTTTGGTACTAAACCCGAACCAGCAGTTATTAAAGAACAAAAAACCAAAAAGACTCCCAAGGAGTTGGCTACAGAACGTGATGAGCCGTGGGTAGAAGTATTAAGTATGGACATCGATAAAGATAATCCAGGTAATGGTGCGTTTGAATTAGATTGGAATGACAAATTTTTGTCCAATTTAATACGTGCTGGATATCAAGGTAAAACAGATCAAGACATAGTAGATAATTGGTTCAAAGCAGTATGTCGCAATGTCATACAAGAAAACTTTGAGCAAGAGCAAGCTGATCCAGAAATTCGTGCCAGTAATCGCCGTGATTTAGGTGATGGTAGAACGGAAGTAAGTTGATCCTATATGTCAATGGTGACAGCCACAGTGCTGGTGCCGAAGCAGTAAACTCATTTGCATTTGCCAATGATGACCCACAGTACAAATATCTAGGAAGAGTCCCTCATCCTGATAACTTATTCGTTAGTTATGGTAATATCCTAGCAAAAAATCTTTCAGCTGAACTATATTGTGATGCCGAAAGTGCTAGCAGTAATGATCGTATCATCCGCACTACTAAACATTATCTTAAAAACAATCATCCAGATTTGATCGTAATTGGATGGAGCACCTGGGAACGTGAAGAATGGTTATATGAAGGCCAATATTGGCAGATAAATGCAGGAGGCATTGGTAAAGATTGGCCCGATGCTATCAAGCAACAATACAAATATTGGGTGACAAATATCGATCATAAACAAAAACAGCGTGAAACACAAGGGAAAATATATCAGTTGCATCAAGACTTGAGTAATATTCCCCATTTGTTTTTTAATACATATTCTTCATTGAAATTAGCCGATAAAATTAATTGGCAAGCAAGTTATCTAAATCCATATGATGATGCTCAAACCTATTATAATTGGTTAAAGGAAAAAAATATAAAAACAGTTGGCCCAAATAATTATCATTTTGGTGCAGACGCACATCAAATGTGGGCTGATCAATTGACAAAAATCATAAATGAAAGTATAATAACTAAATGAGATATCTATTAGTTGACACCGCAAACACATTCTTCAGAGCCCGACATTCAGCACATCGCCAAAGTGACACTTGGGACAAGCTGGGTTTCGCTATCCACGTAACCCTAGCATCAATCAATAAATCATGGCGTGATCAAAAGGCTGATCATGTGATCTTCTGCTTAGAAGGACGCAGTTGGCGTAAAGACTTCTACGAACCCTATAAGAAAAACCGTAGTGTAGCACGTGCGGCACTTACTGAAAGCGAAGCAGAAGAAGATAAGTTATTTTGGGAAACCTTTGACAACTTAAAAACATTTGTCACAGAAAAGACTAACTGTAGTGTTCTACAACACAACGAACTTGAAGCAGATGATCTCATTGCTGGATTCATACAAGCCCATCCAGATGATCATCATACTATTGTTAGTAGTGATACAGATTTCTATCAACTCTTAGCAGACAACGTCAATCAATACAATGGTATCAGCGATGAGCTTCATACACTAAAAGGTATCTTTGATAAGAAAGGCAAACCAGTCATTGATAAGAAAACTAAAGAACCTAAGAAGATACCTAACCCACAGTTTATACTTTTTGAAAAGTGTATGCGTGGTGATCCCACAGACAATGTATTTTCCGCATTTCCAGGCGTGCGTACCAAAGGCAGTAAAAATAAAGTTGGCTTAGAAGAAGCCTACAGTGATAAAGATAAGAAAGGGTATAATTGGAACAACATGATGTTACAGCGTTGGGTTGATCACAATGGTATAGAGCATCGTGTGTTGGATGACTATGAGCGTAATCGCGTCCTAGTTGATCTAACAGCACAACCAGATGCGATAAAGGTTAAGATGGCAGAGACTATTGCAGCCGCCCAAGTTCCTAAGAACATGCCCATGGTTGGGGCACAGTTCTTAAAGTTCTGTGGTAAGTATGATCTAATTAAACTCAGTGATAATGCCAGTGCGATCAGTGAATGGTTGATGGCCAGTTACCCGCAGAAAGAACATGCATGATAGCAGATGGAAAGTTCCTAGCACTCGATCTTGAAAGCAATCAACCCAGCGGTAAGATCATACAGGTTGGTGTAGCCATTGGCGATAAGAACACACGTTTCGAAGACTATGTCGTCCGTAAATGGTATATAGATCCAAAAGAACCTATCAGTGAATTCATCAACGACCTGACAGGCATAACTGATGCCGACATACGTGCTAACTGTGTTAGCCACGAAACTGTAGCCCGTGAGCTCGGTGAACTAATAAAAGAACATAAGGTCTTTGTCAACCCAGTGACCTGGGGCGGTGGAGATAGTGTGGAATTATTGGCAGAATTCTGCAAAAACCATGCAGATTTCCCGCATTTTGGCCGTCGTTGGATCGATGTAAAAACTTTTTATACATACTTGATGCTGACCAGAGGTAAACAGCCTAGTGGTGGCCTAGCGTCAGCTATGGGCTACTTTAAACTTCATTTCAAAGGTGCGGCACATCGTGCAGATGTTGATGCGGCTAATACCTTAGCATTGTTTTTCAAACTGCTGGACCGTCAGGCTCGATTAGAAAGTATATTGGATTCAGCTAAAACTGTCTGATTTTAAGTAATAAAATTAATAACTTGGCGTTCTTTATTTTGCTTGACCTTTGATTAAATTAAACGTATAATATACGGATACTAACAAATTAGAAAAAAGAGTTTAAGTATGAATTTTGATCAAGATTTATTCAAAGCACAGATATTTCACGGCCTTAAAAGTCTTTTGACCGACGGTGATACTCTCCCTCCTAGATATCTTGAATTTTCCGTTTGCAAGGCATTTGGATTAAAACATGTAGGTGCTGGTAATTTTTACGCCGACGGAGTCAATTCTACAACTCAACTCAGTATTAAAACACGTATTTTTAAGCCGGATGTACTTAAAACTAAATCCGGTAGAGACTTCAATACGCATCCAGATAAATTTCTAGGGGCGAGACAGAATAAAAAACAAGGCAAGACTTGGGCAGGCGTTGAGTTTGTACAACGTCGTCAAGAGATCAACAACGAGCCTGGATCAACTGCTCGCCGAATTGGTCTGTTAACCCTTAGAGGATTTAGACAAAATATCGCAGAAAGCCGTCGCAAATTCCACACAACTAATACATTCGAAGCATTGCTGATACACGGCTACAATTGGCAACAGAATAGATACATGGTCAATGTCTATTGGCAGGAACAATCTTTGCCAAAAATTAAAGATATCACCTGGGAACACGAAGCAGGCGGAGTCAATGGGTATGTTACCATTGACGGCAAATCACAGATTGTCATGCATCGTGTCAGAGGCGGTGCTTCGAGAGAAGCAACTTGTTTTAAAGAATATAAAGACCCAACTAAATATAGTTACTCAGTAAGTATATCGGTGCCCATACCTGAATCGTGGCCCTTTGATAAAGAAAAAATTCTTACTGAACTTAAACACCTGAAGGAAGTAAAAGATGGTCCCATTCTATTCACAGAGTGACATTCGTATCTACAACGAAAATTGTTTAGATTATCTTAAAACACTGTCAGATGACTCTATAAAATTTACATTAACTAGCCCGCCATACGACGATATAAGAGATTATAAAGGCTATAGCTTTCCATTTGAAGATATTGCTAAAGAACTTTGGCGTACCACAAAAGTCGGGGGAGTAATTGCCTGGAATGTAGCGGATGCTACTGTTAAAGGCAGTGAGACCGGTACCAGTATGCGTCAGGCATTGTATTTTATGAGTTTAGGATTTAGACTGCATGATACAATGATCTATGCCAAACGTAATCCTATGCCTGCAGGTGTCAGTAGTAAACGATACCATCAAGCCTGGGAATATGTTTTTATTCTCAGCAAGGACGCTCCCGAAACATTTAATCCAATCATGGTTAAAGCAAAGTTTGGGCATCTCGAAGCTAATATGAAGCATCGAGGAAAAGACGGGGAAATAAAATACAAAAAAACAAAACGAAACGAATTTACCAAAGTTCGAAATATTTTTGAATATAGTGTCGGTGGTGGACACAGCACTAAAGATAAAGTGGCATTTGGACATCCAGCACTCATGCCAGAACAACTTGCACAAGATATGATTGCAACATGGACCAATGAGGGTGACGAGGTATTTGATCCATTTACAGGTGCTGGAACTACTGCAAAAATGTGTTTGCTCGCTAATAGAAAATTTCACGGAACTGAACTTAGTTTGGAATATTGCGAAATAGTTAAACAAAGAATTGAAAACGTATTAAATCCAAAAGAAAAAGATCTAAAAGTGTCTAAAGTTAAATCTATTATTACTTTAGATCCCAATTTATTCAAAATACAGAATTGAATTCCAAGATCAATCTAGCCAGTAATTTTGGTGAAATTCCAGATTGCTCTTACGACAGTTAGATCATATAATAAATACATATACTTGTTAATCCCGGTCCATTTCGTGACTAGGTACAGGTTTTAAACAGGAGAAATAAATCATGAGTCATACCATCGGTATCGACAACTCTGGTGTTGTCACAAGTCTACTAGTAAAAGATCATCCGGATTATATGTGGTATAGGGAAGCGATTCAAAATGCCCTAGAAGCAACCGAATCTTATATCAAAGAAAAAAATATTTCCAAAGCAGAAATTAATATTCGAAAATTGCATCTTAAAGGTCTTATCGAACAAGATGGATTAGATGTGTTTAAGAATAAACTTTGTGTTCTTAATTTAGGTGGTATGACAGCCACTGAATTAATGAAAGCTCTTAAGTTGGGTGGTAGTGGAAAAACTGCATCACTCACTGAAAACTACGGCGTAGGTATTAAAACTTCAGTCCTTAATTGGAGTGATTTACTTATTATCACTTATAAAAACAAAATAGGTCATTATGCTTATTTAGGTAAAGAATATACCGATGGTATCAACTTCGTAATCAAAGCATACACCGATGACGGTCAAGGAAGACCTGTTGAGGAATGCTCTGATTGGATTGAAAAAAATGCCAAAGAACGTGGATATGATCTCAGCAATGACTTTACAGAGATTGTTATCTTAGGTAAAGAAGTTAATCAAGATACTTATATCAACACATTTGGATTTGGTCCGGATGGTAAAGAGCGTAAACCTTTTGTTGCTACACATATCAAAGAAAATCTATGTAAGCGATATTTTAGACTGCCTGAAAATATTAAAATTAAAATAGATCCCAGTGCCAATAACGAAACCGGTGATAAAGGTGGTGCAATAATTTTTAAAACATTCATTGAAGCATTTGAGAATGCAGTAAATGACCCACGTCATTCTCAATACGAAGATGGAGAACAACCTCGTTCTGAAATTGTAGTAACTGAAGATGGTATTAAAATCCATTATTTTTGGGATGGTCCATGTGGGCAAGCATTCTCTACCCCAACAAATCCAGCTACCAATAGTTCATTGATTTCTTGTAGTTGGCCAGTAGCATTTAGCGGAATTGTTTGGAAAAACGAAATATATGATCCCAAAGTTAACACATATCGAACTTGGAAAACTGTAGCGTTTAGACTAGGTATACAAGATAATTTTAGTTATTTCAGAATCTTTGTAGAGTTACCCGATCGTGCAGTTATTACTGACAAATATCGAACAATCCTACAAACTCCAACAGGTGATCTGGCATTTGATAGTGATGAGAACCTTTATATGATTATGGCTCATATGCCAGACTGGTATAAAGAAAAAGCCAAAGCAACTAAAAAAGAAAATAAAACAAATTTTGAAGACGCACTAAAAAGTATGTTTTCAAAGTATATGGATCTTGATCGCCAACTATTGACTAAACCTAGTGATGGTCCAGGTCCTGTTTCTAAAAGGACCCAGCAAAACAAAGGTAATACCAGGAATACTCCTCCTACGGGATCAAAAGGATCTGCGCAAAAACCAAGGACGAATCCTCAATATTCGCAACCCGATGTTCCTACTATCCAGGAAGCAGATGATCCTAAAAAATACAACATCGAACATAACTTCTGTTGTTTAGTTGAAAAGGGTGGAGAAAACGGACGAGATTTATTAATTTATAATCCGAACTATAAAGCTATAGAAAAAATTGCTCAGCTTGCCGTTTCTAATTTACCCGATCCTGATCTATATTTTGATGATGCAAAAAATCTAGCCAGACGGTCTTTGGTATTGAATTCTGCATTATGGGTTATGATTTGTCGAAGTAAGATCGCTAGCGATCATATGACCTTAGAAGAATTCCAACTTAGTATCAGCAGTAACTTTATGGATACCTATATATTTGCTCGTGAATTACAAATAGCAGAAGAAGTAGAACGTGCTATTAAAAAGCAAAAAAGAGATAATGATAAAGTTATTGATACCGAGGAAAATCTACAGGATACATTTAATTTAGCTCAAATTCCCAAGACCAATGGCACTAGCTTTGTTGGTAATGAATACGACGAATCTGTTGCATAGTAATACCAAGATAGGCCCTTAATTGGGCCTATCATTTTCTAAAGGATAAAAAAAATGTTAAAAATATTATTAAACCCCCGTATCGATACAAAAAGTATGTCGCTGATGTCATATGACTCGGATCGGATCGTAGTTAAAGACACAGAAAGTGGAGAAGTCGTTGAGTGGTCGAGTTCGCATAAGATACCAAATCATAATCGATATACAACCGACCAGAGAGATCAGATTTATCGTGTTAATGCGATATTAGAAGAAAATCTTCTACGCTCGATGACCGAAGACGAGATCGAATATCTACTATATCCGTTAGGCAAGCCAGAAAAAATCGATCCGGAAGAATATCAAATCCTAGCAGGATTTGAGGTTAAAAAGGAAATCAAATATAAATGACAAACAAATATTTCAATTACCAAGGTGCCCCCTGGCAAATCATCGAAACGACGGATCCGTGGGACAAACCATTGACCTATGCTGTGGAGATGGACTCCACTCACGGAGCGATGTTAAACACGGAAGAATATAGCGAGGGCAGCGATTGGGAATACGTAGAGGCCAGTGCTGTTAGGATTGACGAATGGTTTCTTAAATCAGATCCGAATGATCTCTTTGATGTAGAAGAAGAGGATGATGATAACTTTTTAGAAGATCAACAACGTTACGTTGATATGATGTCTAATGTGCAGTCAATGTCTAATCAAAGTAGCAGACTAAAAGAAATGCTAGAAGGTCTTAGAAACCCTCCGTTCGACAAATCGAATAGAACCGTGGGGGAGGCTGAAGATATACTTGGCATGATCCGAGCACGGCAAGCAAACGAAATGCCCCCGACTGTGATATTGAATCCAAGTAAATACACAGATTCAAAGACCTTAGAGACGGCATTAGAGACGATTCGTAAAAAAGATTCAGAAGCAAATATCTGGGTCGGGACGGTCCCGGCGGATGATCTCTTAGCCACTTTGGTCAATCAAGAAACTGTTGGGCTTTCTAGCGTGCCGGATCCAAACAAACCGCTGGGATTTCTTTTGGATCCAGAAATTTTAGAGATAATCAAAAAGTTAGGTCCAAAAAAGGGATGAAACATTACACTATAGATAACTGTCCAGCACATATAAGAAATTATGTGTTTCAATCCGAAGAGTATAAAAAATTGCAGGATGAACTAACTCGATTGGATATGTTTAAGAAATTTTTTGATGTGCGTCTTTATAATATTATTTGGTCCAAATATATTTGGCAGGGCCGAGTTCCAAATTCCTATTATAACATGTCACACGGACCAAGGATCTGGAAGCCTCCACGCCCATGGTACGATACCGACAAAAAATTACCATGGGGAGTTAGATACGGTAAACCAAAAAATCCGTTTATAGGTCTAAAGGAAACCGGTGGCGAGAAACTGTTAGTTAGCAACAAGAAAAACAAGAAATATCATGAATTAAATCGTGAGTTTAGACGTATAGCTAAGTCTATTGGATTAGATTATAGATTTAAAATGAAAGGTTCAGATATAGAAATTATCTTAGAAGATTGGGAAGAAGTTTGGGCAGCAATAAAGATGACAACTACAAATTAATCCACTATAATAGTTGACATTTATCAAAAATCTAAATATAATATAGTATGACTAAAGAACTAGAAAAATTAGCAGCTCAAGCAGGATTACCCGTAACAGATAATCTTGAACATTTCTATCGTCTAGTTGGTGAGCGTTGTGCTGATATCTGTGGTAGCCAAGGTGATCAAAAGAACATACGCAGACATTTTGGTCTAGACTACTATGATGGTCCTAGCCATTATCAAAACAAAACATATCAGGAAACACAGTATGATTGGAATAAACATTACGTTGAGGAAAAGAAATAAATGGCACATATCATAGATAAAACTTTTGAATTCTGTTATGGACACAGAGTTTGGACACAAAAACTAAATGGTGAATATGCGGCAGACTTGAAGTGTGCGTGTAGACATCTTCATGGACATGAAGGTAAGATGCAGGTATATCTAAAGAGTCCAACAGGTACTTTAGATCCAACTGGCATGGTCACAGATTTCCGTCATCTCGAATGGTTAAAGAAATGGATCAATGAATATATCGATCATCAGTTTGTATTAGACAAGAGTGATCCGTTGTATAATCAAATCGTTGGTGATCGTGGTTTGGTTCCAGTATTGATACCAAACACAGACTATGTAGCAGGGTGGCAGTTAGACTTAACAGGCCTAGATCCTAACACACCAGAGTATGAATACTATGAAGGATTTATGATCGTGGACTTTGTTCCTACAAGTGAAAACTTATCTAGTTGGATGGCAGAACTAGTAGACATTAAAATGAAACCATTGAATGTAACTGTTGACCACATTGATTGGTGGGAAACTCCTAAGAGCCGTAGCGTATATTACAAATGACCGTAACAGTTTTTATCCTACTAGCCTTATTTGGCATCAAGCATTTCATCGCTGACTTCTTGATGCAGTATGATTACATGCTCCGCGAAAAAGGTATCTATGGTGCTACCGGTGGAGTCCATCATGCCATAGTCCATGCTAGTTTTACATTCTTAATACTTGTATTCTTTTGTCCTAACGTAAATACAATTATCGCACTTTCTTTTGCGGACTTTGTCTTACACTATCATATAGATTATTTTAAACAGCGATTGAATAAGGGACTTACGCCAGCAGATCGTCGGTTCTGGATTTGGCTTGGATTAGATCAAGCTCTGCACTATTTAACTTACGTGGGAATTATCAGTTATGTCACTCTTAGCTAAAGCAATCGTTAAAAATAAATGTTGG